AATATCAATCTTAACTCCTGCAAGATAGTCAGGGTCGCTTTCTGTAAAGTAAGTCAAAGGTGCAGTATCGCCAATATCCCAAATTGCTTTAGGGTATCTTAACTGAGCCACTATGTCCTGACCTACTAAAGTCATATCCGATAAAACCTCGGTTTCGTTTGTTTCCTCCATTAACATTCTGTCCATAAAATAAAGGCTAAAATTGTAAGTAATATTTTTAGCGTTTATAGTCGCACCTGTTAAAGTGTAAAACATAGCAGGGTAAGTAACCTCGCCATTAGACAAACGTTCCCACACATCTCCGAAGTAAACAAAGTTAATTTGTTCGTGGTCGTTTCCGAGTGTCGTTATTTGCTTTGTTATTTGGTTTAACGTCAGGCTCATTCTTAATTTTTTCTAAATAAACACGCAGTTTATTTTGGTTTTTAATCGTTGTTACTTTACTCATAATTAGCAATCACTACAACCTCTATTCCCTTGATAAAGTTCCTCGAAGCTTTTACCTGCGCAGCAATCAAAGTCGCCCAACCAAATGCTCGTTGTGTAAGCATCATTCTCAGGGTGTATTGCATCAATGCCACTTCCAGGGTTCAAGTACTCAGGATAAAGTGTAGAATATTCTTTTAGGTATTTAATCATTCTTTGCTTGTAGAACTCCGCACGAGCCTTATATCTATTCGCCACATCAATCATATCCTGCATAGAGGGGTTTTCGGTATTCTCGCCACCCTTCCTTAACAAGCCTTTATTATAGAACTGATAAGACAAACCCATTGGCAACTCACTAAGTACATAATGCACTAAAGTATCTGCTATGTATTGGTCTAATAATATTACCTCGTTTGCGTTTAAGTTGTTCGAAGTGATACCTGCTTGTAAGCGATTGTATAAAGCACTTCCTAAAGCCGGTAAGATATACATATCCTGGGCGGTCTTAATCTCAGGCAATACAAGTTTCTCGTCTACGTTAGCGTGTAATCCAGACCTGTCTTTAATATTCTGTACGCTTATGAATAATGTGTTTAAGCTCATTTCTTATTTTTTTCTCGTTACTACGTTTGTTTTCCACTCGTGCCTACAACTTGGAGAATGGGTATTAGTTCCAGGCTTTGTGTACCAACCGCCACCTCTATTCCAAACACTATAACCAAGCCTTGCACTCATTGATTCAATCTCGCTACGGCTATACATCTTCTTAGCTTCTAATAAGTGTACACAAAATGGTCTGCTTGTACCTTTGTTAGCATTACTAAAGCCTGACTTCCACTCGTAAGAATAACGAATTAATATTTCTGTTGTTGTAGGTTTTACTGCACCAACTGTTACACCTAATGGCTTTACTAATTCTCTCTCTATAATTACATTTGAATTATCGCCCTTCCCTATTGTCTTAGAAATAGTTTTAATGATGTTTCTTTCTTCTAAACTTTTTAGAATAGCAACAATTTCAGGTATAGTAACCTTTAAAACATCGGCTAAAACATCTGTTGTAATATTCTTTTGTTTGCTGATTTGGTCTAATACGTTTGCTTCTAATTGGTTTACATCGGCAAATGTTTGGTAGTCGTCATCATCACTAAATCTTGTCTTACTTTTAAAGATTTCGAATTGCTCTCTATCTTCTCCAAACTCATAGAATATCTTGTAGTCATCTTCGCTAAACTCTAATTCTTCCGAACCTAACCAAGTAGCAACTTCTTCATCGCTTAAAGCATATCCACCCTTAAGCATTGAACTTGCTTGTTCCCTTGTTATTTTGCCCTTGTTAAAATCTCTAATGATACGCTGCATATTTTGCCATTCCCTACCTTTTAAGCCTTTAATATGCTCGTTCACACTTAAAGGACTTGCTGCCATTGGTTGCTCATTTTCAATAGGCAATCCGTATTTAGTAGGGTCAATTCCTAACTTCTCTAATATCCATTCTTTAGGTGCTACTTCCTTAATTACGCTTTCGCTAAAGTCAATACCAATAGGGTCTACGGCTTGAAGTTTTAACTCTTCGCTTACACCTGCATATTGTCCAAGCATATTAAATACACCTTCTAATTGCATCTGCTTGTAACGTACATAAGTATTATTAAATATTTCGTAGCTATCACGCATTTGTTGTCTACTTCCTAATTGACCCGGTGTAGCAATACCAAACAAGTCAGGACTTGTAATCTGGTGACCGCTAAATATGTTAGTTTGTATTAACTCATCTACTCTACCAAAATCTTCTTTAGTTAAATCACTCGCACCCAAATCATCTACAATAGGCTTTCTTGTCGCATCGTTTACAAAAGCAAGTAAATACTTCTTGCCGTCTGCACCTGTGTACATATTGTCGAACTGTCTGCTAACCGCTCTTTTCTCGTCAGGACTTGGCTCACCATTTGGTAAGGTAATAAGTTTACTGGCAGAAAACCCGGTTTGAGCATTACCCAAAACATGCTTAGAAACTTCAACATCACTTTCAATGTAGTTAAGCGCACCGAAATAACCCGGAAGGCTATAAACATTCATTCCCGGTCTGTATTCTTTTACATATAGTATCTGTACACCGATAGGGTTTTTAGGGTTAAAGGCTGCGTATACCTCAGCTTTCTCTTGGTTGCGTGTAGCCTTCCAATCTTCTTTATACCAAAACTGCGTATTGTCTTTGTTGGTTCTAATCTTCGTATAGTCACAATGCCATAACTCAGCGATTTGCTCACCCATTACAGACCAAATAACCTGAATATAAGCACCGCCAAATAGTTCAATATCTAAAGCAACCTTTTTAGTTAGGTCGTTTAAAGTTTCCTCTCTATTAACTTGCTTAACAATAGGCTGCTCTCCTGCCCAACCATTACCAACAATGTAGTTCACTTTGCCTCTTACGATAGCATTGTGCTTGGCTGACTTGTTAAAAAGGTCTAATAGGTATTGAGGATAGTCATTGTTTTGACCATACTGCATATATCCTTCGCCTTTTTTCTCTTTATATTCCGGTTGCTTTGCCTCGGCAAATGTCAATACTTGTATTTCCATTATTGTCTTATTGTGAATGTGCTTGTTGTTTCGTATTCCGTGAATGATATAGTTGTCCCCTCAAGTTCCATTATGCCTGTTTCAAGCAAGTTTAAGCCCGTCGGGTTTAGATTTGATGTACTTGCTTGTTCGTAGATTGTGTAGGTGTATTGCCCGTTTAAAGCCGTATTAAAGAAGCTATTTACTACAATAGTGAACTCGTTATACCTTTCCTTGTATGCGCTTATGTCTGTATTGTTAAGCCTTACGAATTTAATGTCCGTATTTGTACTTCTATTCTCAAAAATAAATAGATAGTTAGGACTTGTTAAAAGCTGCTTCTCAGTCAAGGTAAGTATTATGTTTTGGGTTTGCCCCTTAGTTAATCTTATCACAACTATAAATATAAAGTATAGCGATTGTTTGCAAAATAAAAAACCCCCGCCTAATTAAAGACGAGGGCATCTATATACAAAACCAAAACAACCTAAGAACCTGCGGTAGTTAATTGACCTGCAACAGTAGAATTAACTTCTGGAGCAAGGGCAGCTTCCGCACCCGTGAATGTTAAAGTGTAACCACTTCTATCACCTTCGGCAGTTCCTGTACCTGCGTTACCGCCTGTAAGGTCTAAGCCTCTTGTTTTACCTAAGTACCAATATTTGCCATTGTTATCTTTGGCAACCGCTACTAAAGTGTTTTGAGCTAACAACAAGATTTCGTTTCTTGTGTTTGCCTGTAATTTATTTAATACGATAGTTAATTCTGGAGCATAGAAAATAGTCCCATTCTGTACGTTTGCATTCACGTTCTCAACTAATTGAGAAGTGCCTTTTACAAGTTCGTACTTAAAGAACTTTTTACCTGCTGCCTTAACAAGTGCGGTAATAACACCACTTGCTTCGGTAGTTGAGGTAATATCTGATGCTGCTGCAAAATAAACTTCGGTTATACCGCCTAAACTGTCTTTGCAGTCAAGAGTATAATTTTGAGTTAAAGCGCAAGGCATATTTTAAAAATTAATTAGTTTGAAAAAATGGGTAGGTATATTTCAACCTACCCGATAAATTATGCAAGGATAAACTTCACTACTTCGTCAGGGAAGGCAATGTTTACACCCATTTTGAACTCAGATACGAAACGTACTTGGTCAGCTTCTTTAGCATAGAAAATTTCAAACTTTTCTTCTTCGTTAAGTAAGTCAGTTCCTAAGAACATATTGCTTAAACGCATAGCGTAAACTTTGTTTGTTCCGTTAAGACCTGCAACTGCAATAACTTTGATTGTAGTTCCCGGAAGGATAAACTCACTATCAGCTTTAACATCAATTTGGTAATTGAAGCTACCGCTATTCTTAAGAGCGATTGTGTAAGTGCGGAATAAATCTTGACCACAGAAGATAGTCATATCATCAGCAGCTACAACTTTAGCAGGGATAGCAGCGTAAACACCATCAAAAATGCTAATTACGTTAGCAGCAGTAATAGTACTTAAAGGCGCACCTGAGATAAAAGTTGAAGCGTTAGCAGCAACAACACCAGAAGCAGCACCGATTAATTTTACAAGACCATCAAAGCGGTTTAGATTAACATTAACGCTTGAAGTGTCGCCAGTCCATAACGCAGTTTCTAATTGTGCAGCGATTGTCTTAGCTTTCTTTTCAGAATATTCTTGCTCAAAAGGTACGCTATCGTACATTGAACCTGTAGGTAAAGCTTTTTGTAAATACTTTGCTTCTAAATCTTTAGGGCAAAGAGCTTCGTTTACTTTAATTTTACCCGGAGTTACAGTACGTTGAGTAAAGGTAGTAGAACCTGAAGCATTAAAGCCACAAGAAGCACCATCTTGGAAGATAGCGTCTGTTTCCATAATGTTGATTTTTTCGCTTGACTTTACACCAACCATAACGTTGCCTGCGCTCTTAATAAGAGAAGCAGTTTTTGCACCCAATACAGACGAAGTTACAAGTAGAGCTTCGTTTTCTTTTGTATAGTTTGCTAATGCAGATACATCAAATCCCATTTTATTTTATTTTTATTTGTTTAATAAAGCGTTTCTAAATTTCTCAATTCTATCGTACTTCATATTATGAGTTGTTACGTTAGAACCAAAGTTGTTTCTTGGTTGCGCAATAGGTTCAGCGTTAGGAGTTTTAGTAAGTGCTTCTATTAATTCAGCTACTTGACTAAAGCCATTCTTAACTTTTACCTCTAATTGTGCTACTTGTGTTTTAAGACCTTCGTTTTCAGCTACTAAGTTTGCGATTTCGTCAGCCATTTTCTCGTCCATCTTCTTGCCCATTTCAGCAGGTGTTTCGTCAGCTTCTTTAGCTTCTGCTTCTGGAGTTTCAATAGATAAGATTTTAGCGGCTTCGTCTAATACGATTTTAGTGCCGTCTGCTAATTGGTGTTCGCCCATTGGAGCAGGAGTCCCGTCTGCCAATGTAACTTCGCCACCGATAGCAAGTTCGCTAATCATAACCTTTGTACCATCCATAAGGCTATACTCTGCGAATGTAACAGGTACTTCTTCGATTGGTGCAGGAGCAGGTGCAGGAGCATCTACTATTGGCATATCTTCGAACAAAGCCCTAATTTGCATAATTGCATCTTTTGCGTTCATCATTCTTTTTGTTTAAATATTAATAAAAGATTTTGTTTATCATTTAACCCTTTGCAATATTTCCTTTATTGCATTCATAACCTCTTGCTCTTTGGTAGGTTTTGTCTTGTAAGTAAACAAACCCTCTACGCTAAAGCCTTTAAATTTTCCCTCTTTAACATCGTTCCAAACCTCGTTATTGTCTACCTTAAAGCTACCAAACCAACTTCCGTCTGGTGCATCTTCAAAGCCTTTCATTGGTAAGATACCTCTGCTCTCGTCTGTAATAAAGCTTTCAAACATTGTAACACCTTCTACCTGTGCGTTAGGTGAGTGCATCAAGTTTACGTTTGATTGATAGCCTCTTTTGAAAAACTTTTGCGCAATCTTAAAAATAGTATCTTTAGAAAACACCACATAGTAATCACCATAAGTAGCATCACTCCTAAAGATAGGCATATCAGCCAACATAAGAGGACCAGAAATAATCCGCTTATCTTCGCTAACCACTTCAAATCGTTGTTGGTTTTTAAAAGCATTCCAGTTCTTTTGAATAGCAGGTTTGTCTACTAATGCCACATAATCCACTTCGGCATCGTCATTCATATCCTCGCTAATGTCTAATAAATAAACAGGTAAGTCCATACTCGTAAATATTAAGTTTTTTAAATTGTTATCATTTAACCAAATCTTGCCCTCTGCTGAATAGCTGCGATACGTTGCTGACTGCTTGTAACATCGCTCTCTACTACATAAGCTCTTGATGTTTGGCTACCTAAAGCATTAATAGATTGGCTATCTAATGTTGTTGTTTGTGCTTGTGGTTGTGGTGGAGCTACCGGAGCAGATGCGCTTAAATTAGCAGATGCTCCACTTCCTGCACCACCCGGAACTCCCGGTAAAGGTGTACTAATAATCTTCTTTACGCTTAATAAACCTTGTGCGATTGTGCTACCTGCCGCCACGAAGTTAAAAGGAAATGGTACATCCTTTAAGGCTCTTGTAGCACCTGTGTATGTATTCATTACCGCTTGTGCGATACTAAGTGCTTTACCTGCTGCTGATTCCTTTCCTACTATTTCAATCGCTGTGTTAATACCATTGTTAAGAATAGCTAACTTTTGGTCTTGCACCGCCCTTTCTAATGCAATCTTACCTGCTGCGGTTTGCTTATCAAAGGCTTCTAATTCGGCAGCCGTTGCTTTTCTTGCTGCTAAGTCCTTCCTTTCTAATTCTCTTCTTTGGTCATATAAAACAAACTGGTCTTGGAATGTAGCCTCGCCTAAAGCTTTATTTAGTTCGTAGTCAGCTTGTGCTAATGCTAATGTGTCAGCTCTTACTTTAGCTTCCTTGTCTAATTTAGCTTGTGCAATAGCTGCATCTAAAGTAGTAATTTGATTAGATATTTCTGCCTTCTTTTCTGCAAAGGCAATCTCTGCATCTACCCTTGCTTGTGTACCTGCTTTAGTATTGTTAATGTTATCTTGTAACCTTTTTAATTCTAATGCTGCTTCTTCTTCCGCTATTTGCTTTTTAGTAGTTTGCTTTAATACCTCGTCTTTAATTAAGTCAGCATTAATTTTTCTTTGGTCAAGTGCTATCTTGTTTGTACTTGCTGCAAGTGAAGCGTCTATAGCAATTTTTTCTTTAGTTAATGCTACAGAGTTAGCTAATTGCTCAGACCTTAAACCCGCAACTTGAGCTTCTACGGCAGCTACTCCATTTTGAGCTTTAATTAATGCAGCTTGTAAATCTGTATTTGTTTTATTTTGTGCAAGGTCTGCGGCAGCAGAAGCAACTTTTGTTTGTGCAAGTTTTTTTTGAGCTTGTTCTTGCTCATTCAAAACTTCTGCTAATTTATTATTAGCTGCAATCCTTTCATCTACACTTTTAAATTCGTCATCTCTAATCTGTCTTAATTGCTCTGCTTGTCTGTCATACTTTTCTACAAGACCTTCTAATTGCGCTTCGGCTATTTTTGCGTTATTTCTTAATGCAATAGTTGCCTTTGATTGTTCGTAAACCGCAGCTACGTTTATCTTAGATGCTTTATTTACTACACCGCTAACTACACTTACCACAGATGATGCAGCCTCACCAAAGTTGTTAAATATATCCTTACCTGCTTCTACCGCATTCTTGCCTGTGTCCTTTAAACTGTCCTTTGTCTTGTTAATGTTTTCAGTAAGTTCCTTAATAACCTTTTGGTCTTTATCTCCTAAAGGCGACTTCTCCCAAGCAAGTTGTATCTCGTTAATAACTAATTTAAGACCATCAAAAGCTAACTTCAAAGGTGTAACGGCAAGAGTAAAGACCCCACTTAATACCTTACCAAGTGCAGCAAAGCCATTTGTATTCTTACCAACCTCAGATGTTACATCTATAAAAATATCTACAAGGGTAGATATAATAGTAGATATTGTATTAAACACCGCAGCTACGCTATCTGCTACTACTTGATTCTTACTAAGTGCATCTTTAAAAAAGTTAAAAGCACCAGCTATCGCAGTAACTACTCCTAATGATTTAATAGTATTACCTAAAGAAGAAAAAGCTCCTTGCCCTTGTTTAGCCGACTTAGTAGCTTCTTGCGTTTTGTCCGATAATTTATCTATATTCTTTTCCCCGTCTTTAGTATTAACGTTAATTTCGAGGTTAAATTTTTGATTTTCTGCCATAACTTATATTATTGGGTATCTTGTGTTTATCACTTTTAAAAATGATAGTTTAGTTGTGTTGTATTCCATCGGGTTAAAGTTTTCTACTTTGTTAAGCCTAAATAAAACCCCATCAATATATACATACTTGCTAAAATCTAAATTGAATATATCTACTATGTCCAGAAGTCCAAAGCAAGTTAATAGCTTACTATCCTTGTTTGTAATCTCTGCAAGATAAGGACTATGAAAATCTGCAAATAAATTAAACTCTGTAAAGTTAGCAGGTGAAAATTGCACTTCTTTAGGCGCACCAAAATTGATGTCAGTATTAGAATTAATTGGGTCATCTAAATGTCCTGCATAACCATAGCTTGTATAAGTTCCTAAAGTCGATGTTGTATTCATTATTTTCCAACTTGATACCCCTGTTATCTTCTTTGTTTGCATTATACGAATTATGCTCTCCATTTTATCCTCTGCGCTATTCGTGTTTGACTTCTTATAAATAGCAGGAAACACCTTGTCCTGACCTTGCTCTTGATATAAAATTGATGCAGCAAATATAACTTCTAATACATCTGTTTCTTTTACAAAGTCAAACTCAGTATCGTAAATTAAATCGCCATAGCCTTCTGTATATTTCTTACGATAGTTCTCGTTATAGAAATCATTATCTTGCTTAAACTTGTAGTTATAATAACGAGCATTAACTTCGCTCATTGGCTTAATACTTAAAGGCTTTGCTCTGTCTACCTTATCTGTCCAATCTAAAGCGGTAGCCGAGTTAATAGGATAAAAGTCCACATACGGACTAATAACCAGTTCCTTATCATTAAACTTGTTCTCATAAACATAAAGATTAAACATTTTTACAATGCTCAAAAAGAAATCTCTTTGAAATATACCTTTAGGAATAGTATCGTTTACCTTAATAGTTTCCCCTAAGTTTACAGGCACTTGTGTAGGTGTGCTTGTTGTAACTCCTATTTCTCCTAATGTTATATCAAGGATAACCCCGTTAGCTACTATTTCAACTTGCATATAGTCGCCATTAGCAAACGTTACTCCATTAACAGTAAACTCACAATTAAAAAAACTGCTAACACTTGCATCGAAATCTTGCCTACCTATTTCTGTGTTATTCTTTTTTAGTACAACAGAATAGTTTGGTAAAGGGGGATTGTAATAAAAAACATTACCTCTTAATAATACTTGTATGTTAGTTGTAATTGTTGGTGCAGGTACTACACCATAAGTAAACAACTGCCCTAATCCGTCAAGTGTAAAGCTACCTGCCGTTACCATTGTATACTCTACAATAGAACTTAAGTTAGTATTAATCCTAATTAATTTAGCTGCTGCGTTTAGGCTTGTATTGTTAAGGGTAGATATGTTTATTTGATTATGCGGTATGATAAGCCTCTTAAATAAAGGGGTATCAAAGAACGAACAATCAAATGTATATTCTGTTCCTGCAAATATCTTTTGTATATACTCCTTAACGTACAATGCCGGTCTAAAGGTTGTGTATTGAAAGTCCTTTTTAAGTACTCCGTATTGTCCTGTACTAACGTTCCCGTAATCAATAAGCGGATAGTAATAACCAGAGCCACCGGGATTATCCCAACTGGCACTTATATTAGCTGCATTATAAGTGTGATTATATGCGCTAAAGTTTAAATCTTCTAAACGCTTATTGCCTAACTGATTAATAAAACCGCCAAGCTCTCCAAACACATTACATTGATATTCAATAGTTTCTTTGTCGATAACTATTTCCAATATTCGTAAAGTGCCTTTGAATATCTGCACCTTATCAATAAATATTTTACAGTTAGCTTGTTTAGTTACGTTGTAGTTATAACCTACGTTTGGTAGTGAATTATAAGTTACGTTAGCATTATTAAGTTCGAAGATGTAGCCAAATATCAAATTGTTATTTGCCGTTCCCGGTATGCTTATTGTTTTGCTAAAAGAAGTATTGCGACTACCGAACTCGCTTACGTCATCAATAGCGTAAGTAAACTCGGTAGATATATCTTGCAATAAGTCAATCTTCTGTTCCTCGATGTATATTTCTGTGCTAATCATTATCTAAATTGGCTTGTTAAATACTTACCTACTTCTACTTCAATGTCAAAGTTAAATAGTTTATCTGCACTTTCTAACTTGTACTCGTAATTAGTTACAGTTATTGTAACAGGAAAATAAGCACCAAGTACTTCCATATAAACAATAGGACTCGATACGAGTTGAGCCAACCAACTATAATCTTGTTCGCTAACCCAATCAGAAGTAAGCTTATATTTATCTTTATGCTGAATAGCATAGTTGAAAGTTGTTTCGTTATATCTGTTATATCCATCTATATTTGTCATTTGCCCACCTACAAGCTGCCAATCGCTTCTCCTGTATGATGCTCTTTGGTATTCGCTTGACCTTCTATTAACTAAGGCAAACTTCTTTGTGTCCCAACCGCCAAGTCTATTCAGGAACTCAAGGTTAAATTGTTGGTATTTAGGATAGCACTTATGTCTTATCTTAATAACCCTTGTTTTTGCTATGCCTCTTTTTAAATAGAAGTTATAGCCGTATGTGTTTTCGTTTATAATAGTTCCAGATGCCCAATCGTTTATGTGTCCGGCTTGTAGGTTAAACATATTGAACTGACCGCCTAAAGTTATGTTTCCCGATACTGTATTTATTACCGCTTCATTTTGTCCTACTACTTCAACCCAAGCTGAGTAACCGCCCGTTGCTATTCGTAGGAAGGTGATATAAAAGTTATCTCCGTATTCAAGCGTTATGTTATCCGTATCACGTTCCGTTAAGAAGTCATCGGTAAAGTTTTCCAATAGTAAATTATCGTAATAGTCCGATAGCACTAAAGGTGTTTGGTTCTTTGTCAAGAACACATCAGCAAACAATGGGGGTACAAAGTTATAAGCTGAGAAACTGCCAGATGCTAAGTTAGTTGTAGTTACACCGCTTACCTCTTCTCCTATTCTTAAATCGTAATCTACTTTAATCTTATCATTTGAAGCTACAAGTATTGAATTGCCTGAAGGCTCGAAGTAATTAGTTACGAAACTACGAACCATTGGTGATGCGTTAAAAACCCCGTAGCTACCCTCTGCACTTGGCGAAGGGAATACTTTAGAACGTATTACTTGGCTTCCGTTTATATAAACATCGTACACAAACTTAAAGTTTGTAGTTCCGCTATTAGTAGAACTTGATACGAACCATAGGTTATCGTGCATTGACGAGTATGGTGCAGGACTACTTGTTATTGTTATTGCCATTATTTATTTGCCTTTTATTTCTTTAGATATTTTAGCAGATGCCTTAACTGCATAGTCGCTTATGATAGCATAAGCTACATCTTGCGTAAATGTATTATTAAATACCTGCGCAATAGCGTTATCAAAGTATTTGGTCTGCTCAATACCCTTCTTCTTAATAGAAGAAGATATTGCATAAGCTAACCTTTTCTTGTTTTCCGATTCGCTTACTATTTTTTTAAGTGCTTGTTTTTTGGTTTCCGTCTTACTTACTTCGCCCTTCTTGTTTGTAGCTACACTATCAGCCTTAACAGTTTTTCTTGCTTTGTTAAGCCAAGCAAATATGTTAGCTGCCATCTTCCTATTAGGGTAAGGACTTTTAAAAGAGTAGGGTGTATTGCTTGGACTTCCGCTATCGTACCCCTTTACACCTTTATTGATATAATCAAAATACTCTATTTGTTTGCTGCCCATAGGATAGCCTAAGTTCAATGTATAAGTATTACCGAACTTAGTAATAACAGGTTGCGAAGGTTCGGCTAATGCGCCAGAAGAGATAGAACCAGACCTTTCAAGGTTATCTTGGATTGCATCGTTAAAGGCTATGCCGTATTCATATAGTACCTTCTCAAGTAATGGCAGTTCGTCTTTATTGATAATGCTATAATCTCCCCCTTCTATCTTATCGAAGTAGCCATCTCTTAAAGCCTTTAATTGATTCCTGCTAATACTCATACCAATAAATATATGGGCAGCCTAAAAATAACTAACCCCACCAAAATTGGCAGGGTCAGACATCTGGAAAAACTACTATTTTATTTTCTTAATGGCTTCGCTATCAAAGTCCGATTTGGCTTTTAGGTAAGACAAGCTATTTAAGAAGTGTATTATTTTAAGCTCGTAAGCATCTTGTAAAGGTATGGCTTCGTACTCCGATACTATTTTAGCACAGTATTGCCATCCAAAGTATTCCATAAAATTGCTGCCACCTTTTGTGCCTTGTCCATCGGAATACCCCCCTCTAACAGGCTCTTCTCCAAAAAGTCCTGAGTAATTGGCATCCAATCGTTGAATACTTGATAAAAAAAAACAACCGAATAATAAACCTCTTTGAAATTGGAAAATAAAAAGTCGTTAGCATACTCTTGGTGCTTGTCAGAATCGTAAGGTAAGTCCACAAATTTAAGCCACTTCCTTTCTTGTGGTATGGTTACCGATGCAGCTACCTTATGTAAGTTTGGTATTAAGTCCTTACAGAAGTACTTGCTCTCTATATACCTTGCTGCGTTAATGTCTTTTGCATCTTGGATAAACCTATAATATTTTCCATTGGCTTTTACCCTTTGGATAGGTGTACCCTCGTAGTTGTCTTTAAGGAATATAATATCCGACCTGTATTTGTTTAACTTGTCTTTAGATAAGTTAAGCACTTGGTTATCCGTTAGGCTATTTACTATGCCTACTAACTTACACTCTAAGTCAAACTCCGACATATCTTCCGGTGGGTTTGTCATTAAAGGGTGCATTTGTTGGTACTGCCATACCGATATTTTATTCCAACTCATAATTTTTCAATTTCTCGACGTACTTCATACCAATAGCCTGATAGTATGCCTTCGTTAAATTTATCGTTTCTTATTTCGTCTACTGCTATTATGGCGCATTCTTTAGCGCATTCATAATTTATATTATTAAATTCATAGTATTTATCTACTAAATCTTCTGCCTTTTCTTTAGGTAACATTTGCGTAGTTTTAACATTAGTTCATAAGCAAGATGCCCACCTATGTAAGCTAACGCTGCCAAAGGTAAGCAAATTGCAAAGAAGTACAATATTTTAATTATTTTAATGATACGGATACACTTGTTGTGCTACTCTTAGCAGGTGGGTAAACTCTTGTAACCTCACCAGTAACTCCGTTGATAATATCAAGTCCTTGATGCGGTACTTTCTTAAGGAACTCTTCCATATCCTTTTTGGCTTTAGCTGCGCTATTGTACTCGGTCATAATTTCCTCGTATGCAGGACTTTCGCATTTGGTGTAATCGTATTTAACTCCAACCTCACGAATGTTAAACTTTGCGCTCATATACTCGAAGTCCTTGCCATTTAATACGGCTGCTTGTAATACCGCATCTTTATAGTCCTTATTGTTCTTTAGGGTTTCGAGCATATCCTCTAAGGCTTTAACTTGTAGATGTGTTTTTAATGGGTCAAGTTCCCCTGCGTTTAAACGTTCAATTACTTGATGTGTAAACTCTATGCGTTGTTCTTTTGTTGTTTCAAAGATTTGTTGAAGTTCCATTTGTTATTTCTTTTTTCTGTATGATTTGCCTATATAATATTTTTTAGCTTCGTTGATTATTTGTATTAACGCATCTAATTTATTAACATCTAATTGTATGTAAGATAAATCTTCTGTGTTAAGCTCTATATAATCTTCGTAAACAATACAGTCAATAGGGTCTAATTCTAAATCAATTACCTGTGTATGTACTGCGCCATCTTCAATAGTAAGTATATATTGGTTAGGATATAAAACATCTTCTATGTCTATTTCTTTTTTCATATTGTTTCGGGTTTGTAGTTATCAATGTCAAAAAAGCCGATTTCTGACTTATGTTCTGGTCTTCTTAATCTACGCTTTGCAGGTTCATATCCCTGTTCGTTGCAGTAGGTAAGTATCTCTAAGTAAGTCGCATCGATGTTAGTCATCATTATGCTAATCGGCTCACTTGCGTAATACTTGTCTATGTAATCTTTTGTGCTTTGTGTCATAGTTTTTAATTGTGTAGTCAGTTAAGGCTGCCATTACAAAACCTGTTGCAATTAGC